TGACCACAGATGCCAATACCGCCAACACAGCATCGCCTGTATTGCAATCGGCAACATTCAATTTCACAAGTACAGATCTTGGGAACTGGGTTTATATCTCGTCAGGGACCAGCTTTTATCCCCGATGCTTTTATCAGATCACATCGGTTGCATCAAACAAGGCAACCGTCAACGCGACTGCTGGACAGGCTATGTGTTTTCAAGGGGCCGAAATCGTGGCCTCGACCACAACAGGGGTTGCATCCGTTGGCACTCCAACAGGTGGCAGTTTCGCTATTGATTACAGCCAAAGCACGGGTCCAATCTTAGCGGCTACAGATTTGGCCTCAACTAATGCGACGACAAATCCCTGCGTAGTTTCTTCTGCTGGACAACCGTTTACCCGAAAACATCTTGGGAACATTTTGCACATTCGAGCAGGGACAAGCTGGACCTTTGGCTGGTACGAAATCAGATCAGTCGATGGTTCTGGCAACGCGACCTTAGACCGTGCGTGCGGAAGTGTGGCTTCTATCACCGCAGGAACTGGAAATACAGGGGGCGCTCACAGTTTGGGGTCGGCGACAGCGGGTATATCAGACGACGGATTCTTTGAAAACGGAACTCCGGGCAGTCGGTTCTTCGTTCGATATTCAACGTTCTCCAATACCATGACGGCGGTTGCATTGTCGGCGGCTGGCAATATCAATCAACGAATCAAGATCATCGGTTACAAAACCCTCCGTAGTGACAGGCCCACCGGATTAGATATGCCTTTTATCAACCTTGGATCAAACGCCAATACGCTTGGAACGTATTGGGACATGGAAAACGTGTTTATGTATGGCACAAACGCAACCATGCTGACGACGGGTTCCAACACAAAGATCTTTAACTGCAAACTTCAAAACAGGGCAACTGCGACTGGATCAAATGCAATAAGTGTTTCGGGTCAATCTTCTTCTATTTACGATTCGGATTTATCCTCTTATCGAGGGACTCCGTTACTTTTAGGAAACGCTGTCACATACGCATTCGGAAACTACATTCATTCAGCGTCAACGTGCGTATCGCAGGGAAACAGCCAGCCGATCCATCTGATCGGAAATATATTTACGGGCTGCAAAACATCGGTCTTAAATATGAACGTGGCGAATACAAGCAATGTTCACATTATGGGCAATACCATGTACGGATCGCCCAACGGTCCTTTCTACAACGATTACATGGGAATCCGCATTACAACGGGAACCTCGACCGAGATGATTATGAACAACAATTTCGTTTATCTATCGACGGCAATAGCCGAGGTAAGGCCAACACTTCAAACGGTATGGCCCAGCACATCGAGCCCTGTTACGGTCATGTACAACAATTTTTACGGAAACGGTGTGAATTTCACCACGGGCGTTTATGTTGGCCCTACCAACATTTATGTTGACCCTGGAATGACAGGCGTGCGCTTTTCAAGTGGCACAACCGCAACCACAAGCGGACCGACACTGACCGACACGACCGCAAATTTCTCAACGGTTATCGACTCCATGACAACGGTTTATATCCGATCTGGAACAGGGATAACCCCCGGATGGTATGGCGTGGTGGGACATACAACTACATCCCTCACATTGGACATTGCTCCCGGCACAAGCGGGGTTGCCGACAAAGTATGGGAAATGACCATAGGAAATAATTATTCCGTTGGAACGAACCTTAGAGCGACCGGGAATCCCGGTGTTTTTGCCAGCACACAGACCGTAAGCTATTTAGATATTGGTGCCGTTCAGAGACAAGAAACCACAAGTACCAGTGGAGGCACGAAAGGATTTACGTTTTTCCAATGACCGAGGACGAATTTCGGCGCGTTTCTGATGTGGTCGCATCGCGGACGGAGCAAAAGCTGGACGATTTTTTGAAGCAGTATGAAAAAGATCAAGAGCTATCAAAAGAATGGCGTAAGACGTTTTCAGATCGACTGGCTCCACTAGAAGAACTGAACGACAAACTGAAAACGCCAATTCAAGTGTTTATCTGGATCTGTACAGCAGCAATGGGTGCTTTAGGGATTTCGCTTTGGAAATGGGTAGAGAGGCATTGGGGGAACTGAATTGGAACTATGCCCAAAATGCGGAGCCGGGACGGACGTATCGTGGGACGTAAATGATGGTGTTTGGATCGCTTGCAAGATTTGTGACTGGCGCACTAAAAGCGTGTATTCGCAAGGGCCTAAGTATCACATTTCAATTTAAGTGGACGGGATGGAAGAAAGATGAATCTGACTCTCGCAAGATTTGAATATGGTGAAAACCAAACGATAGGTGCATTGTTCAATGAAAATCACTTTCTCTGCTATACGCTGGAAGATGCGTGCCGACCTAAAAAGATTCTTGGGAAGACTGCTATCCCATACGGTCGTTATCGCGTCGATTTCACTTGGTCTGGCCGTTTTAATCGGATGCTTCCTATTCTTTGTGATGTTCCATTGTTTTTTGGGATTCGCATCCATGCTGGGAATACAGAAACTTCTACCGAAGGATGTCTTCTCGTTGGAATGGATAAACAAAAATCAGAAACAGGCTGGATGATTACTCGAAGTGTTGAAGCAATGGAGAAGGTGATTATTCCCTTGTTCCATGACCCGAAAGAAGTAACCCTCATCAACATCTTGGGGGGATATTCTGCAATGGAGATGCAAGCCAATGCCTAAATGGATCGCTAGTTTAGTTGGACGATTTTTGAAGTCAAAAGTAAAACTGGAGGATGGACCTATGGACGGAACAAAGAAATGGTATCAGAGTCGGACCATTTGGACGGGAATTGTGGCGGTTGTTCTGGCGGCTTACAGTACCGCGGCAACTCAGTTTGGATTGCCAACGGTTCCTGAATGGGTGTATGCCATTTTGGGAAGTTTCGGCGTATACACTCGCGTTACAGCGACAGACAAAATCTCTTAACAGTCAGGGATATTTCTTGCGGTGGTGGGGAATTGCCTAGTGTCGAGCTAGGCTCACCCGCTATCCTCATTCAAAGCCCGAAGTAGGCTCTTCGGTCAATTTTCTACGCCTTTACGCTCACCGCAAAATCGTTACTTAGGCTTGTTTTTTCAGGGACAAAGTATGTCGCGCTTCTTTCTTCCGTTCCAATGAACCATTCGTTTTTACAATTTGAACAGTAGATAGTTGCGTAGTTTCCAACTCGACGATTGGAACAAGATTCAATCGGGTGTTTGCAAACCCGCTCGACAAAGGAAACTAATTCATCGATTTTTGGATTTCTCATTTCGATCCTTTTTCTCTAACGCTTCAATCCGCTTTTCCAGCGCCTCGATCCGATCATCTTCTCTCAATAGCTTCTTTGTATCGCAATCGATTGGCTTTAAATCTTTATTCCAGCAATATGTTTTTATGTCCGCATTCTTGAAGCGAACACCGTTTTTCACTTCAAGCGGCTCTGTGGCCCATAACGTACTCGTCAACAAAAGAAGCAACGCAGTTTTCATTTTGATCCCTTCTTCTCGTTATTCTCAAACTCAATCATGGCATCGGCTATGGCGAAGGCCGACTTAACCCCCGTGGTCGCATTTACATCAGATAAATGTGTAGCGGGATTTGCTAGTAATCCAGAGTAATATGCCTGCATCGCCGCCATAGCGTAACGCTGACGGATAGTGAGGCCATTGGTATGCCCAGAATGCAAGTCTCCAATCCACACTCAGGACGGATACGCCGGCGAATTTGGATCAGTCATTTAATATCCCTCTCCTTGACGGCTTGAATGATTGTTGGGGAAGCGTCGTGGTCAAAATGGTCACAAGCTGAACAACCGTATTGCTCCATAATCTTCGCACCTTCTTCCAGTCCCGCCTTGCGGCCCTCTTCCCTCGCTCCCTTCAATGCGGCGGTAATATCCTTTATGAACTCATTGTGGTCGATGCCCCATCCATACAGGTTGTATAGCTCTGTCGCCTTCTCCATGTCCCTATCCACGGATAACCGCCCTAAACAATTGCCCCCAAGACGGCATCGCCGCCGGGAACGGAGTTTCGTTCCATACCCAATACTCAAATGTTTTCTCGTCCATGCGTAAAGCCACCAGTTTCAAAAATAGGCGACGCACGTTATGGGAGATTCCGCAACACTTACACCAGCTGAATTTATCCATTCCCCGCATCCTCCTCTGCTGTGTGGAGCGGACTATCCTTCTCGTCTATGTCATAGTAAGTCTTCCCACCATCGGAGCTAAAGCACGTTGACTGGCGTATGTTCTGCCACATCGGTTCTCCGCTTATATCTGAAACGTCGTGCCACTCGGCAGGATCGTTTGTGAGTGGGGTTAAGGCTTTAAACTGAGCCAATCGGGAGAATATTTGCAACGAAATTGCCGCAGACATCCCGCTGTGTCCTTCGGAGGCGAATACCCGTATAAGGTTCATGATCGCTGGCGCGAGCATACCGTCGTAGTCTGATCCCTTATCGAAAAGCCCGGCCCTTCTCAGCTCACGCTCGGCGTGCATCTCAAGATTTCCCATTGTCATTCCCCTTTAAAGTGAGCCATTCACTATGGGCATCCCAGTAGTCATTCCTATTTCTCGCATCCACCAGCGCAATCACCCTTTCAGCCGCTTCTAATCGGGATACAATGGCCCGCATTTCATGCTCGTCAACAATCAGGGTACACTCGGGGTCCACCAAACCCTCTTTTAGCCTTTCCAAATCCTCGTCAGTAAAAACGCGCTTTTTGGGGGCTGTCGCCTTCGGCTCCTTGGGTGTCATATACGACGCTCCTCTTCCCGGCAACACTTCTGGCATTTCCGACGCTGATAAAACCCAACGAAATCGGGGTGGCGAAATGGCTCAGTCCACAAACTCCACTTATGAAAGAAAAGGCATCTCATTTCTTCCCCTCTCCTTCCGAAAGTTTTAGTAGTTTTCGTAGGTCTTCGAGGTGATAGCGAGTAGCGTCAAGCGTTCCATGCACACGCGCATCGGAATCTGTCTTTACGTTGTGACGTTCAAGTTCTTCCGCGACTGCTTTCATAAATTCACCTGACAGCATTCGTGAGATCTTTAGTGTCGGCTCAATTATGTATCCCTCTTTGACCTCTTCCCAAACCAGAGGGCACGGCTTTGCGGCAAATATCTTTCCGTCTCTTTCATCCCAGAAAACGATGTCTAAGCATCCGGCGTAGTCGCGCGTCGTTATTGAGACTTTAATGATTGTTCTCCTTCCGACAGGGCTTCTTTGGCGATGTCATTTATTGCACAGACGGCGTAAGATGCTTGCGGTGCTTCAAGTGGTATGCCATAGCTTGCGATCTTTTCCAACACCTTCCTAAGCCTCTCGTTCTCCGCTTTGAGGTCAGAATTTTCCCTTGCTAATTGATCCATGCGAGCAGATACTTTTCCAAGGCCGTAAAGCATCTCCGCTAATTTTTTATCGTCTTCGTAAGCGAACATTTCATCTCCCTTCCCAACTTTTTGGGGGTTTTCATCTAATCCTCTTTGAGTTCCAAATACTTTTCAATGACATGCAAAAGCGTCAAAGCCTGTTCATACTGTTCCCGCTTAATGTGCGAGTAAAATTGGTCCCACATGTTCTGGACGTTGCTCATTTCTTGGCCTCATTCCTGATGGTGATTACAAGATCATGTCCCATTCTTCGGATGTCGATCATGTGAGAAATATCAATCGCCATTTTTGCGACCTCTTGTTCAACGATTTCTAATGCCTGTTTTTGAAGATCGTTCCTCACGTTATCTTTGATTCTCTTAATGGCTGGCGTTAACATATCGCTTAAATCCAGATTGATCGTGAATTGACTCATTTCTTCTCCTCTCCTTCCGATAGGGCGTTCAGTACCTCATTTGCTTCTTGTAGGCGCAATCGGAACCATTCGGGTAGCTCTGAGTTAGTCTTAGTCCCCACCGTCCCGGCGACGGAATGGCAAACCAACTCTAGCGCGCCTTTCAACTTCTCGTTCTCCGCTTTGAGGCGGGAAATTTCAGACTCGGCTCTATTTATGCCCGAATAGGTTGAGATAATACAGCCCTTGCAATACCAGTCTTTGTCTCCGCAGATTGAACAGCTCATTTCATAACCCTCCAAATTTGCGGGGGTAGCGTACCGCGCGTGTACTGACGGACGAAAAACTCCGCTTAACTACCCCCATGTTTGCACGCCCCATCACCCGATACTCAGTTGACGGGGAAATCGTCATCACTTCTTTCAGCCAAAAACGAAACCCCAAACACAAACACGATCCACAACACGATAAATACCGTTACCTCAAACACGGTTCGGACTCAGATCGACGATAAACGCCAGAAGTTCTAACGTGCAATGAATCACCGCAAACAAACACGCGAGGGGAAAAAGTAGCGTAATTCCAAAAAACAGTTTGATAAATTTCATGCGCTCCAGCTCCAGCTCCCGCTCCCGCTCCCGCTCCTGCTCCAGCTCCCGCTCCTGCTCCAGCTCCCGCTCCCGCTCCCGCTCCTGCTCCTGCTCCAGCTCCCGCTCCTGCTCCAGCTCCTGCTCCCGCTCCAGCTCCTGCTCCAGATATTAAGATTGCCCATAACCGCCGGTGTCATTTGCTTTCCTTTGGCACTTTGTTCTCCCAAGGAAACGCATCAACGATTGCGGTTTTGTTAATAATAATTGGACCAACATATTCGATTTCGTTAAACGTACCTTTAGAAATACATTCACTAAAACGCCCTGAATCTGCCACCCAAGACGCATCCTTGAAAATCAAGAAATCTCCGACGATATCTTTAAGAACTCCAACTTGGTGATAGGTCACAGTCCGAATCAAATACGCTTTTCCAATTTCAAATGGACAATCGTTTATTGCTCCAGATGAACATTCTTCCTGCAATGCTTTTTCAAGCAACTTTTCAATCAATGACGTTTTCATATTTCTCCTTTTTATGCGTTTGTTAATCTTTTCCGGTCATACACCGGAACCCGTTTGATAAATATGTCCATGTCCCGATACCGAAACGGCAACCGTTCCCATCCCCGGTTGTCGTGAATTTCGCCGGGTTTCGGCGTTCGATCCTGAATCTTGATTTCGGCGTTCGGTGCATACCGCCAGATAAACGCACGGATCTTTTTCAGTTCTTGATACGTGTCCGGGGTATGAAACGAAATGGGGGAAACAGATAAAGCGCAAGTCAGAAATAGAGTGGTCATTCTGTACCCCCAACCGCCTGATCGTCATAGTCCAGCGTATAGACCGCCACGACCGTTTTCTCTTTACCCTTGTCTTCTTTTTCTTTGTGAGCATGGATTTCGTCGATTTGTCGGTCATCAATCCAGAAGATGCCCTTCAAAGCGTCTAGGATCAGTTTGGCGAGGTTATCGACATCCGAAAGGGGATGAGCCCCAAAGAACATTAACGTCACGCCAAAACGCGAATTTGAGGCCTTCCAGCGCATTTTATTGGCATGAGCCAACGCAATCATGCGAACTGCTTTTTTTGCTTTAACGCATTTCGCGGGATCAAACGCCCAACCGCCGCGCATCACTCGGGGTCTTTGTTGGGGTACGGGTTTACCGGGAACTTCAAATTTAACGATCATTGAAATTCCAGCTTTCCCCAGCATTTCGGGCACAAGGCTTCGTCAAAGTGATCGCAGTTTTTGTTCCAGCAATGAAACAGGATCTTGCATTGAGGGCATGGGTGACGGTGAGCGTGTTGATACCGTCCATCCAAGACGGCCAACACTTTTTCTTGCATTCGTTTCGATAATTTTTCAAATTTCCACTCCCCTCGCATCGCCTTAGTTGTGTCGGTAGTTTTGAAACGTTTTGACTTTATCCATCAGAATTTCGATGCAGTCATTGCATCCGATCATCTGAACCGAAATGCCTTCATCGACGACGAGCACTTCCATGAGCTGCTGGCAGTCGCGTTTACAGTGGTCGCAAACCATCGACACGGGAACCATCAGACCGCCACCTTTTCGACGATCTTTTTCGATGTCTTATCAGGCGACGATCCCTCCCATTCGAGCACGTCGCTAAAAACCCAATCCGTCGATAGATGATCGAACCGATCAAACAAGTCGTGGAATTCGGGAAACCGTTTGGAATCGGTGATTTTTTCGCCGACCAGTTGCGTCAAAGTGCGTGCCGTTTCTTTGGCTTTTTCCCGACGAGAATGTGGGTTCACTTTTTCCATGTTACTCATATACGTCTCGTCGATAAGTTGGGGATTCTCCGACGCTATTTTTTTTAACAGAGTACGCATTTCGTGGACTGTCGTTTTCTTCAGGTTCGTCGGTGGATAGAACGAGTTTGTGTCCAAGTTTTTTCACCTTCACTTTCAGGCCCATCACTCCTGATCGACGAGCCTTTTCGATTTTGATTGTCGATAACCCCTGCAGCATTGTTTTGAGCGGTGCGCCTGAAAAATCTTTATCGAACCGTCGGAAAACGATCAGAACCGTATCGGCTTCTTGCCCGACAAAACTGGAATCGCGCAAATGCGAAATGCTGGGTTCTTGATCGTGGGGCACTTTCGTCGAATGACAGACGATAAACACGGGAATTTCAAGATCGAGCGCAATATCGCGTTTTAAAAACCGCATCGTCGCGCCGATTTCGAGGCTGACGTGCATGTTTCTTGTCATGTCGATCACGTAATGCAGATGGTCGATAAACACGGCTTTGATGTCGTATTTTTGAATCGCCTCTTGCGTGCGGTCTTTGAGCCATTGCAGGTCCATCGCTTTATGCTGGAGCGGCAGATACACCAGCGACGACGGATCACTGTGATTGGCGACCATTTTGGCCGCCGTCACCTCGAACGTAAAAAACAAAGACCGTTTTCCCTGCTCGTTCAAGTTGTGCACAATCGTGTCGCAAAGCGTTGTTTTACCCATCGCCGTTGGCCCTGATACGACGACCAGCTCCCCCGGTTCAAACCCGTCAATTGCCGTGTCCAAATCCGATATCCCCGTCTGATGTTTTGGAATTGCTGGACGGTCTTTGAGCATTTCGCAAAACGTAAGCGACGATACAACCCGATCCTCCCCGTCGTATTGCGCCAGATTTTTCATTGCGCCATCCATGCTGGCATCGTCGATTCCTGCGCTTTTTCAATGCGGTCCGCGGCGTGGTGCTTCCACGTTCGCACCGCCGCTTTCCAGTCTTTCATCTGCCCCGCTCGCCACCGCCAACCCCGCGCCGCGTAGTAATCGCAAAAGGCATTTGCATTTACCGCAAAGCCAATGCTATTCGCATATATCCCCACTTCTTGCGGTGTTGGGGGGGTAAACTTGGTTTGTTTTCTTTGGCGTGAAACGCTAATATTTCTCTTCTCTTCTCTTCTTATTCTCTTCTCCTCTTGGACCGTTACATTTGCCGTTTCATTTACCGTTTCACGTAAGCGATGTCTTTTAACCCTACTAGTGCTTAAATCGCCTTGATATTTAGACCAATTTCGACATTTGATTTTGTATGAAACGATTGCAACCGTTTCATTTACCGTTTCATTTGCCGTTTCACTTTTTATCTCCTCAATTTCATATCCTGGTAATGATGAAACGACATGTAACACTTCGCTGAAACATTGAACTCTTAGCAAGTGTTGAAGGGCTCTTGCGGGGTCTTTTATTTCGATTTGGCCTTCATCCCCATGACCCTTAATGAACACTCCAAGACGCGCCCAGCGAGCCCAATTTTCAAGCGTTAAATCCTCCAAATCGGGGTCTGTTACGCTTGTCAGCCACAACTTAAACCACTTTCCTTGATCGGCCATTTATCCCCTCGTTCTAGGCGATTGCTTCTTCGTTTTTCTTTACATCTGTGACACTGTGAGTCGAAATTTTTTTTACACGTTTGTGGCTCATCTTCCATCGCCACACTTTCAGGGCATCCAAAAAGAGGTACACATTGACGTCGGTGCAATCTTTGAGTTTGGCGACGGTCCCATCGCTCATCAGCTTGAGCGCAAACCGCTTTGCAATCGGTTTTAAGCGGTTGTTTTCTTCCCAAGCAATCTGTTGCCCTGCCGTTTGTAATTCGACCGCTGGATCAAGGCTTGAGGAAGTCTTCAAATCAATCAAAATGCGTTCCCCGTTTAATGTCCCAATCAGGTCTAAGGTGGTGACAAAATCGTGCAGTTCGCTATAGAGGGGAACTTCCCAAACTTCTGGCGTAAAACCGCTTACGGTCAACCATTTTTGGTAACTTTCGATGAACGGTTTTATCTCTTCATCGAGTGATTCGGTCTTTAACCGTTTTTCGTTTAAAAAGCGCACGGCGAGATGGACCGCTTTACCTCGTTCCGCATACCACGGATCGATGCCCTCAAAGTTCTTAGATAGTTCCAAGTCTTTAAGCACGTCCGTGATATGCGGTTTCGGTAAACCGTTTACCGTTTTGATGCGGTTATGCTCGTCTACTTCGATAACGTGCATTAGAACGGGATTTCAGAGTCCGGCTGGAAATCGCCCATATGACAGCGCGTCTTTGTCGGGTCTTTTTTGTCTTGCTCGTATTTGACCGTGGCATACACCGCTTTGCCTTCGCATTCGAGCGTTTCCCAGTCAAACTTTTTCGGTTCAATTTCTTTGAACCCAAGAGCTTTTAAAAGACCGCCCATCATGCTGGGAAGCAGGATTTGGTCGCCAATTCCTTTGTCCCACTGAAATCGCCAGATCCAAAACTCGTTACCTCCGGCATTAATCTTTTTTTTCGGTTCACTAGCGACAATGAACCGATGAGTACCTTCGGGTAATGGATCTGATGCATATTTGTCTCTTGTGTCCGTTATTTCTCGCATTCGACTACCTCCGCAGTTTCAATCGCTTGTGGCATTTTGATTTCGGGCCGCCGCACTAGGTTTCCTTCGTCGTCCATCTGTGCGCCCATTTCGTCGTAGGTGTAAAGACCTGAAATGGCATCGGGGAACGTGACACGGAGATTGGCCGCTAACGCTCGCCACTGGAACATGACGGCGGGTTGTTTTTTGTAGTTATCTTTGCCAATCAGTCCCAGCGCGGTCGCTTCTTCGACTCCGAAGGATGTCGTGAACGCGGTTTGCCCTTTCCGTTTGATCGTCACAGTCGCGCGTTTGGGGCTTGTGTCCATTTTGATATCTTCGACTTGGCCTGTTTTTTGGGCTAACGCCAGCATCAGTTGGGGGGATACAGACGGTTTACCCTGAATGATGTTGATTGAAGCAATGGCCTCCATCGGGGGGATCCCCAATTCTTTGCCCTTTTGCATAATGGCAATCGCTTTTTCAGGCGTGTTGATAGCGGGGGGCAAAAAGCCGGATTTAACCAACGTTTCGGCTTGTTGGCGCATTAAATCCCAGCTATTTAAAGCGACCTCGCCCGTCTTTGTATTGACTAATTCACTGCTCATTAAACGGCCTCCCTGTATTCGTTTTCTTCGTTCAAAATGTCATTGATTCGTTCGCACACTTGGTTGTAGTGCTCGTTTTTGTCGGCGGGACTAAACGGTTTGATCCGTCGCCCGTCTTTGTCTAGCCACCATGCGCGGTTCAAATAGATTTCAAGCGGTTCGCCGGGGTAATACTGACCATAAGACCGTGACCAATACGGTTTAGTCCCGCCCAGCACCTCGACATCGGCCTCAACGGGACAAACGTATTCGCCATCGTCGTTTTCTAAAACCAAGTTAAAAGTTGCGTTCATATGGATTTACCCAAGAAAGGCATTTGAACTACGTTTAGGATCGAATCCAAGGCTCCCAGCTTTCGTATTAAAGGGCTATTCCACCGAAAACGGGCCATGATCCCCTTTAAGATCAGATCGCCGTCATTTCGCCAAACCCAGCGAAAACGGTTCATAGGAACCCCTTGGGGATAATCCCTGATCGGTTAGCTTTGATTTCTTTGTCGGCTACGTTGCCCTCGTCATATTTACAGAATCGGCCTAAGAGCCTTGCAAAGAGGAACAAAAGACCTACGGAAACGAAAAGACACATGAGAAACAATTCAGTCATGCTGAAACCTCCGGAAAGTTCAATTTGGCTTTAGCTCCGTGGAATGACTTGGCGTAACTGTCGTATGCATTGGCGGCTAGTTTGGCGGTCTTAAATGACCCGATATGTCTTTGTTTGCCTTCGTAGCTGATCTTGGCGGCCCAGCGGTGGCTAGGGGTTTTCCAGACTCCGATATAGTTGGAGTAGGGCCTTCGTTCGCTATTGGGGGTTTGTCGGTCTTCTTCTTTTGTGGTACAAATGCGAAGGTTTTTGTGGCGGTTATCAAGCCCGTTACCGTTAATATGTTCGATCTTTTGGGTCATTTCGCCCAAAATGAGCCGATGCATATATAGCGAGCTGGGTTTGTATGTAACGGCGTAGCGTAACTGCTTGTGTTTTAGATTCTTAACGTACCAATGAAACGCTTTTACAAGTGTTTCATCAGAATCATCTATCAGCGCGACATTCCTACCGTTTAAGAGAATCTCTATCATGAGACAGAGACCACCCAAAACAATACGCTGTCCGATAACATATATATTTTTACATTGAGGATTTTTTGAGGATTCTCGACGGAAAAAGTATCCCCGCTATGCAAATGATAGGCTTGCGAGCGTCCCATAGCAGTAGCGGGGAAAATTGGGTCTTTGGATTTAATAGACGCTCGCATGGATACATTTGTAACAAAACCGTAAATGCGTGTCAATTTATTTTTCATGCCGCCTCTTTTGGATCGATCCCATGCGCTGAATTGAAAATGCGCTCCTCCGTCTTTGTCATACGATGCGATTTAAGCAAATCGACGTTTAATAGCAACCCCTGCACATACCGATTCCAGAATTGAACCCCCAAGGCGAGAGATGCGGCCATAACCATGTGGTCATGGTTGGGGGAAAAGCACCGGAATATGAAGCGAGGCGCGTTCGTGTATCCCGTCTTCCCGTCTTCCCGAATTGTTTCAATCGTATGTTCTGGGTCAAACGATATAACGGGGAATCGCTTACACTGGGGGCACGGCATACATTCATTGAGCGTTATCATAACTGATCCTCCTATATGATCGTATTTCGGATACATATAATTAACCGGGATTCCCGACTATTCCCTCCCTTCCGCTTTGGCGATAAGAGCCTTAGTTTCTGCCATAACCGCTTTCATCGCTTTTGGTGAACCGTCAGCGTAAAAGGCGTAATTCATACGCTTGATAAGGTCCAACAATTCCGGCGCGCAGGAAATGAGGCGGGCGTTTGCGTCAGTTTCTAGTAACTTGATTTGTGATTTGTCGGTGACTTTTTCCATAAAACAAATGTGACTATCTTTGTGCCATGCGGTAATCGCGTTTCCATTTACAGACCACGGTCCGCGCGTGTGCTTAGTTGTGTTTTGAGTTTTCATGTTAGATGACCTCCGTTTTAACGCTATAGCCAAGTGCCCGTAATGTCGGCACGTCGATACCAAATGACAAACCGCCGGATAAACTTTTTGCGAGGTAACGATATAGCTGCGCATAGGATTTTGTCGTGAGAATCACTTTACCGTCTAGCGTGAGCGTGTAAGTTTTCATGTTAGGCCCCCATTTCCGTGAGATAATCCATGCAACATTGATTCGCGTTTTTATATTTGAAGTCTGTTTTCAGGTCTTCCGCGAATCCTTCGCATCCACATTCGGGACACGAATAGAACATTTCCAATTTTCCGCCATTCATCATGGCGACCTGACAATCTGAATTTGTCAAAAACACATTCCCACTGTTTTTGTTAAACATCGGGGTTACACCATCGGCGCTAAACTCTGACGGTAAACCCTGTAACCTTAGCGCTTTTAGCAGGATTTCCAATTCATTTAGCTCTCGAAAACCATATTCCGACAAGTCTGTAGTAGTCATTGTTTCCATGTTATTTGTCCTCCTGAATGCAAAATACGCCCGTGCAAGTAGGCGCTTGAGTCTGTCCGGCGGTGGTGATATCGGTTGAGGCATAGGTCAGCGTGACGGCAAAGACGCTTAACTTGACGAGGTGAATATATCGGATATACATAGTTCTTAGTTCTCCCTTGTAATTTGCCAATTTTCAAACGTTCCGTTGAAATACTTTAAAGGGACTGGCGAGTATTTAAAGCAATCCCAGCAGACTAGGGCATTATTTGATTTATGGTTGCCGCAGCCGATGCAATTTTCTTCTTGTCGTGCTTCGTCTTCGGAATAGATTTTCATTGTGTCATCTCCCTTGTGGTTTAGTGTGTCGATCTCGTTTGTGTGTCTCATATAGTCTAATATATCAGATATACATATTGATGTCAAGGGAAATTTCATTATTTTTTCACCGTCGAGGAATGGATTTTTAGGGCTTGGAGAAGGAATTCTCTAGCTGGCATTCCGGTATTTTTGAGGGCTTCGACGACTTGTTTACGGAGGATTTCTCCGGCTTCGCCATAGCCCATATAGATGCTGATCTTTTTGATGCGGCGTGAAAAGGTTTTGGAGTCCATGCGCAGGTTATATCAGATATATAGGTATAGTGCAATAAGAAAAAAAAGAAAGTTGGGGTTAAATTTGACAAAGTGGGGGAGATGATTAGACTAGAGGGGCAAGCAGGTACACTCGTACCGTGTGCAAGTGGGCAGAGTATCCGGCATATGCAGCAGGGGGTATGACGGGGGAAACTCTCTAAGACAGAGGCGCGCAACACGTACTGACCCCTTAGAACAAAAGTGTGGCAACACACAAAAGCGAATCAATTCGAATCAGGGAATCCCCGGAACCGCAGGGGAGGGAAGTGATCTGTTTTTGACTTGCCGTTGATCTGATATAGGTGAATCATTGAGAATCTATCAGGACCATTGTTCGAAATGTAACTCTTGTTTCCATCGGTATAGAGCATTCAAACTGAATCACAATACGTTTGTAAGGCTCTGTAAACGATGCCAAGAGGTAAACTGCTACCAAATCGAATTCAACGGCCAAGACAAAACAGCGCAGGTCTATAAACTCGACTATGTACCCGCTGAATTGTCCCTCGAGAAAGCAATGAAATCGAAAGCGTGAGAATGCTCACGGATCAGATTAGTTGAAATGTCGGGAATCAAAATCAATGGTCATTGAAATGTGGGAAGCATAATAACGATAGGTTAAAGTGTGGGGAGAGATTCTCGCAAAGAGAGTAAAAGCGAAAAAAACACTTTCTCTCGTCGATAGATGATGAAATGGAGTTTCAATAGTCGAGTGCTAGTAATGATCGAACAAGATCGAACATCGTCGAGAAAACGAAAGAATAATCGAGTGCTAACTTGTTTGCCGTCGAGAAGAAGGTAATACAATCATCATTATCGGACAGCGAAATCGAAAAGTGTGTCATTTCAACACTTTTGACCACCCACCCCTCTCCACACAGACCATGCTCCTACTGACGCTTGATTTCAGTAAGGGTATCGACGAGGGGGGCCGATTCAAAAAGCATGCTTAGGGCGGCTGGAGAAAAATTCACCATGCCACCCCACCATGATCGTGATCAACCCCCTCTCCCGTCTGCAAATCAAATTGCTGATTCAGTCTCATTTCTCGACGATGAATTCATTCATGTTAAGGATTCTTGGGATTCTCTGGAATCATTTCTATGTACACCGAAATGATGGGGAATGTTGATTTTGGCGCGCGCTGAAAAATTTATGAATCGGCCAGTATGGTTTTTGAACGTGTGTCTTGTGCTTGGGACGCGGTCACTTCGAGAGGATCCGTTGGGGTATTTCTATGCATTGACGGGTTCGGCGTCGATGATCCATGAGTATTTGGATAAGACGATGGTTAAAGGGAATGCCGAGGCTGAGGCGGTGGTTCGGGTTCTCTGTCGGATGGTGTTTCGACATTCGGATTTCACGCTGATCCCGATTGATTCAGGGTCTAATGCGGTGCATCGGTCACTGTATGGGCTTGCTAAACGCTTAAAAGGACTCGCTTCCCAGCAAGGGTTTGTTGTCGCTAAAGGCGGGAATCTGGCGTTCACTATCCCCGACCTTGTTCGTCGGACAGACCTCTTTCGCTGGGTGATCGGCCATAACGTCGAACCACGTATCCGGGAGACACTATGAAATGGACTGAAAACATGCTGGAGGAGTTGCTGCGCCTTCCTGCGTTACAGCATTTTCGTCATGTCCGTCATGTGCTGCCGAATGGCCGCGTTCAACATTGGTTTATGGGACATGGCGAAGAATTGGTGATTGAACTTTACTCGGAGAGAGAACTCCTTGAAAAATAATTGCCCTCAAATTTGACATTGTTTTTGATTCAGCTAAACTTTTAGCGTAGTTCATAGGTCGTAAACAAGACGAAGCCTGTGCGGAGGCCGCACCCTCCATTCGGGCTTCGTTTTTTTTATGCCCTTACTGACTGACACGGAAGTGCGAAAGATGGTCAATACTCCGGCCCGTCATGGTCTGATCCAAAAGGACACGGTGTGGGCTCCGTTTCTCTATTTGGATGGGGAACGAGGGGATCGCAAGATCATCCGCTTAAACCGACGGAATTTGACCCTTCTGGCCGCCTTAAATGACGATTCCGTCACGTCCTTCGAAGAAGCGTGTCAACGCGCCAAAATGACCCGCGAACAAGCTCTCCACTTCCTGCGCCGTAAAGATGTCCGCGAATGGCTCGACAATAAAGCCCGCGAAGCCAGTATCCAGCTCGAATGGAACCGACCCGAGAAATGGTATGCGCTCGCCGATAAATGGATCCGCGCGCCCATCGAAGAAAAACCAACCAAAGCGGATGTCGAAATCTGGAAAGAAATCGGCGACCGGGTTGTTCCAAAACCGTCCCGGAACTCTGAACCCGAAGGCCCTAAAGTCACCATCAATATCGACATGAACGCCGCGAAAGAAGCCCTCCTGCGTCAAAACGCAATCGAAGCGCAAATTGTCAAGGAACAAGCCGCGTGAGCGAATCACTCCTGATCGCTCAAGAAGCCTGTAAAAAGTCTCTCAAGTTTCTATGTACCGAAATGCTGGGCTATAAAGATTGGGACACCATTCACGATGAACTCGAAGTGTTCTTAAACCGCCCGTCGAAACGAAAAGCTCTTCTCGTCCCACGCGGTCACTTGAAAACATCCATTGTGACCATCGGTAAAACAACTCAGATTCTTTTGAACGAACCCAACGCAAGGATCTTGATTGCCAACCAAGTCTGGGACATTTCACGCAAGATGCTCTTTGAAATCAAAGAACATCTCGAACGATCCAATTTAAAACATCTCTTTGGCGATTTCGTGTCCGATAAATGGAACGCCGATACGATTGTGATCCGTCAGCGCGACCGCGCCATTAAAGAAGCCTCGATCACCACAACCGGAACCGAAGCGGAATCCACCGGCGGTCACTTCGATTACATCATCCTGGATGACTTGATTGGACACCAAAACTCGGCCACGTTCGAACTGCGCGAAAAGGCCAAACGATTCAGACGCTCGATGTTTAACTTGATTGAACCCGATGGTCTTGTTTTGGATGTCGGTACACGCTGGCATCTGGACGATTGTTTCTCTGAAATCATCGAAAAAGAGTCGAAATATTACGACATCATGATTCGTCAAGTCGTCGAAAACGGACGCATCATCTTTCCAAAGAAGTTCTCCAAACGATTTAACGCGACCCGTAAAACGTGGGAATACTCCGAAACCCCGTGCATGGACTACATCAACTATTTGCGCGAAACGTTGACCACTTCCGAGTTTTCCAGTCAGTACATGAACAATCCCGTCGATGAAGAAAACCAAGTGTTTAAACCCGCGTACTTTAAAAAGTACGAACGACGACCGGAGAACCTCTATCTCGCCATGACCGTCGATCCCGCTATCTCCGACAAACAGGGATCCGACTATTCCGTGATCGTCGTCGCCGGGATGGACGACCAGCACAACATTTATGTCATGGACTATGTTCGCGGACATTGGACCCCGCATGAACTGATCGAGCGGATGTTTACGACCTATTTGAAATGGAAACCATCGGCGATTGGCCTTGAAACCGTCGCGTTTCAGAAGTCGCTGAAATACTTTTTGGAAGAAAAGATGATGATGCTCGGAGTCCATTTCCCGATTGAAGAGATCCGACGCGGGTCAAACGCTTCCAAAGAGTTTCGCATCAAAGCCCTTGAACCCTATTACCGCGGCGGTCGCGTCTACCACGCTTCGTGGATGAAAGACCTGGAAGACGAACTGGTCACTTTCCCCAAGGGCAAACACGACGACATCATTGACGCGCTTTCAGATCAGTTGGAACTTTTATTGCCCGGCAGCGTGGATCATTCGTTTCAAATCCCGCCCGGATCTTGGGAAGACATTCGGCAAACGGCACGGCGCATGAATATGCAGTACAGATCCTTTTTTCAGGAGTAAGAATGGCTGACGCGGAAGTCGTAACCAAAGAAGAACAAGATCGACGGTCAGAAGTGGCTTTATGGCACGACCGGATCAACACGTCCCGTAAATGGCGCGATGACATCAAAGAGCGTAACGGTTGGGAACGGTTTATCAGTGAATACAAAGGCGAATATAAAGTTGTTTTGGGCAATCTCCAAGTTCCACCGATCAATGAAGTGTTTGCCTATACGCAGTCGCTTATCACATTCCTTTTCGCCCGAAACCCCTACATATCGGTAAATCCAAAAAAGACCGGGACGATTCTGGGCGCGAAGATTTTAGAAGCCGCCGTCAATTATTTCTGGCGTGAACTCAAAATCAAAGAAGAAGTGCAGCGCGAAATCATTGATGCCATCTTGGTCGGGCATGGCTGGCACAAAACCGGGATGGACGTGCAGTTCGACGGGAAAGTGATCCATAGCGACAAGATGTTCTCCAACCGCATCTCATGGAAAGATGTGTTCTTTAACATCGGAGCCATGAACCCGCCGTATGACTGTCGATGGGTCGCGCATCGTATTTACATGCCGGTCGATGACATGAAAAAGAAGTTCGGCACGGTTGCGGCGAACGTGAACGGTGTATCGCTCCCCGCGACCAGTCAAGACACCTACAACTCGGCCAAGTTCAAAGACGATTTGCGTTACGGGTGCATTTACGAAATCTTTGATGCCAAAAGCCGGATGATCTATTTGATTTCCGATGAAGTGCCGTTCCAGTATTTGCAAGACCCGAAACCGTGGCCGGAATACTTGGAAACGGTTCCCTTTTCGATGATTCAGTTCAATCCGATCAACGACGAGGCGTATGGTTTGTCGGATATCGCGCCTTGGGAAGCGCAGATCCTCGAAAAGATCAAAGTGTTCACGATGAGTTTAAACCACGTGAAACGCTTTAACCGACAGCTCCCGATCAAAAAGGGAACGATGTCGCCCGAGTCGATGGACAAGTTTGAAAAGGGGATTGACGGTTCGATCCTTGAGGTGACTGGTAACTACGAACAGTTAAGACCGCTCGATTTCGGGGCGTTGCCGCCGGATATTTACATCATTTTGGACCGCCTAGACGCTATCAAGCGTAACGTAAATGGTCTCCCAGAGACCTTCCAAGGCGGTCAATTTAAGACCCAAACCCGCACTTTAGGCGAACTGGAAGCCGTGCAAGGCGGGGCGATGGGTCGTATTCAGCGCAAAATCGATGTCGTTGAAACGCATTCCGAGAACATTGCGCGTCAGATACTGGCGAACCTCATGAACCAGTTCCCGCTCGAAACAGCGGTCAAAATCACGGGCCAAGAACCTCAAGAAGTGATTGCTGCGTTTCAAGATGCGGGGATCTTTGATCCTGTATCGCAAACCATTTCTTTCAAATCAGATGACATCAAAGGCGAATACGACGTGGCGGTCAAAGCCGGGTCAACGCTTCCGCTCGACAAAGGAACCCGCGACCAGATCTTAGACCGTTTGATCGAATTGGCGATTCCGCTTGCACAGGCCAACAGTATCCCGCCTTTCTTGGAAGAACTGATCAAAGAACGCTTGAAGGCTTACGACATCTTGAGCCTCGAAGAAGCGTTCAAGATGCAGCAGGAAGCCTTAGCCAAGAGCGAAGACGAGCAATTGCAGCTTGAAAGTATCCAAGCGCAAAAGACGCTGGCCGAAACCGCCAAACGTCACGCGCAAGCGGAACTCATTCAAACCGACACCGATTTAAAACGCGCAACGGGAATGGCTAAAGCGACGGGGATGATCCCGATGGATGTCAAAGTATGAGATGCGATGGATGCCATCGTGAAGATGCGTGGGCGATCCGGTCGTGGCGCGACAACGGGGAATGGACGGGATCTTGCAATTTTTGCTCCGCGTTTACGGGGCCGGACATTCAAGATGTCTATTTCCCGGGCCCTCACACTTGCCAAAACATCACAGACAAAGACGGGAAACCGATGTTCTTTTCGACGCGCAGCGAAAAAGCGAGGGCCCTTAAAGAGCGCGGCATGAGCGAAGCGGGGGATCGGATTCGGGGTGCGTACTCGATGCCAAGACCTTCGGGGAAATCGTGGTACGAACAAAGACGTTTACAGGGGAAAGTATGAAAAAAAGCAATCCATTATCACAGGCGATTGAAGCGCGATATTCCGCTCCTGAACTGGCGCGGATGGTCCCGCTCAAAATTTCAGAAGTTCCACAAGGAACAAAAGTCGGGGATGAAGTGACCGTTTCGATTACGGGAAAAGTGGATTCGATCAATTCCCGTGGCGATGTGTCGCTCAAGATTTCGGCAGTTCAATCTGATGACGCGGAGGAAAAAGACGATGGCGAAGAAGAAAGCTCCAAAACGCCCAAAGTGCTGAACGTTCGGACGCAAGAATCGCATATTGGCGGCGCATAAACTTCAAGGATTGAAAGGAACTCATTTATGGCAGTAGAAACGCAAGTAAGCCCGACTCCCGAAACGACCAGCGCGGCGACTCCAGCAATGGAACCCGTAGCCTCGGACACGGGAACGGCTGAACCTTCTAGCGGCAATGGCGTAACGGGTGAGGCGCAACCCGCAGAAGAACAAAATTTAGGTGGCGTTGATATTAAGTCTCTCCCAAAAGAAATTCAGTCGCTTCTCAAAGAGAAGCATGACGCGATGCTTCGTGACTACAAAGAAAAGACGACCAAACTTGCGGAAGAACGCAAGAAATTGGATCCGCTTTCAAAGAAAGCCGAAGCGTTAGACCAGTTATTGCAAGACGAGCGGTTTGTCCAGTGGTACAAGTCGCAATATGAGCCCCAAGAAGAACAGCAGCCTCAAGAACTGACCAAAGAGCAGATTTTGGAACAGAAGATTCAAAGCATCGAATCGGAACTTGTTAACAAAGAAGCTCATGCGACAGTGACGGAGTTTGCCGAAGAAGTAGACGACAAGGGGCAGAAATTGCGGCCTGATTTCGACGAGTTGTCCAAAGAAGGATTGATTAACGGGTATCTCCAACTCAATCCACCGTCTTCTAAGAAAGAGTTTCGCGCGAAATTGGAAGAGGCGTACAACTTCTCCAAAACGTTAGCGACCAAGTTCAAAGAAGCGGGTCGAAAACAGGCGTTTGAGGAAATGCAGCGGAAAGCGGCGGGGTCTACGTTCCCGCCACAGACCGGGGCAAAGGGCATGTATGACGGCCCGAATCCGAAAGATGTCACCGTGGAACAAGCCGTGGCTTTTGCAAAACAAGGTAAGCGCGTCCCGAAATATTAACGGAGGCTAGTTATGGCTGCACCACTTCTGCAAAGTTACGGGCCGGGCAATGTTGATGAAGTTTTAACACTCAGCCTTGCCAATATGGTTCCGGGTATTCGAGACAACGTTTATAAATCGAACCCGGTTCTGGCGTACATTTACGAAAAGGGCAACGGCAAGATGACGGTGAACGGCGGGGCATCCCTGTCGCACGGCATCATGTATGAAGCCAATTCCACCGCGATGAGCTATTCCCGCTATCAGCGATTGGATGTTACTCCCCAGGATGGACTTACGCGGGATCAATGGGCTTGGGCTCAGTATGCCGTGTCGATCAGCGTGGACGGTTACAGCGAACGCGCGAACGGCGGCAAACAGAAAATCGAAGACATTATGGCGGCTAAAAAGAAACAAGCGGAAGAAGCTCTTTCGCTTCGTTTGGAACAGGATATGTTCAAAGCCTCTCCTAGCTCGACGGATATGCAGTCGTTGGCGACCATTATTGCCTCGTCCGGTACGGTCGGCGGCATTAACGGAACCACTTCGACGTGGTGGGCTTCGACGGTTGTTTCGTCGGGTTCCTTCGCGGCGCAAGGTCGTCAGGATTTGACCACGGCTTACAACACCGTGTCGATCAATAACCCTAACGGCGCGCCTGAATTGATCGCTTCGGATCAAAACTCCTTCGAGTATTACGAATCGACGTTGGTTCCTCATGAGCGGTTTACCGACAACAAGCTGGGCGATCTTGGATTCCAGAACTTGAAATTCAAGAACGTTCCTTGGGTTTGGTCGCCGCAAGGGACTTCGGGAACGATCTACGTGATCAGCTTCAAAGGTCTGGAATTCTTCGTTCACAGCGAAGCGGACTTTGAAACGACACCGTTTGTGAAGCCCGTAGACCAAGACGCGAAAACTGCACAGATTCTCTTGCAGTGTGCGCTGACAACTGGCAACCGCCGGAAATTGGCGAAGTTGACGGGAGTTACGGCCTAAAAGGAGGCTCACATGGCGGCAATCACAGTTACTTCGGTTCGATATGGCGTGGATATGGCAGTGACCTATGTTTTTACTACCGCCGCAGATGGCGATACGTTGAACATTGGTAAAGGCAAAACGCGAGTGACGTATCAGATTATCGGAGATCCTGCGACTCAAACGAGCGCGGGCTCTGCAATCGAATACGTTTCGAGCACAGGTGTTGCCACTGTCCGACCGGGTGAAAACTCACTCGGCGGCCAGATCACGGTCTATCCCAAATAGGAGGAAATTTAAATGCTAATTCAGGCTCTTGATAGAAACGACGGAAATCCGGTGGAAATCACCGTTCAAAACGTTGACGGGTCCGGCTCGATCACAACGGGTATGGGCGTGGCAATGGTTTTGGCGGGTGCATCCATCAATGGATACGCCGTTGTCAAAAATACAGCAGCACTTCAACCGGGGTTCGTTGGGGTCGCGTCGAAAGACATTCCCATCAACGGATTCGGTGAAGCTCAGGTGTGGGGCCTTGCGGCTTCCGTCTATGTTTCAAACGTTGGGACATCCATCACGGTGAACGCGGGGAACGCGTTTCGTCCGGGGGCTCAGGCTGGGGGCTTTTTCTCCGGTCAGGCGACTGGCGAAACTCTGTCTACTCTGGCGTATCGCTGGGTGACGAGTGCTGACACGATCACGATCTCAGGTCTTACTTGGGTTCGTGGGTTTGTGAGAGGCTTCTAATGATTCAGGGGGCGGTTCGTGGAATCAGGCGATGGCTTGAAAACCTGAATCGCCCCCTGTTGATTTGGTGGCGGTGTATTGAGTGCGGAACGTTGGTATTTGAAAACGATAGAAGTCGAAGTGGGCATTTGGGGCACAAGAAACGACGCTGGGCGAGACTAACGCTAACAGAAAGGTTCCTCATTCGTTGGGGATTGATGAAAGAACTGTATGAGTGATGCGGCTCCAGAGTACGCAAAAGCGGAAGAAATAGCGGCTGAAAAGAAAGAAGAAGGCGTGGTTCGCGTCTGCGTGGCAATCCCCAATATGGGATATACGCAGCCTGAAAGTTACGCCAATCGACTTTTTAATTTCATGAAAATGGGCGAACTCCAAGCCAAGGGTGAACTCTTAAAACAAAACCCTCGTTTTGATTTCCGGTTTGTGGTGATGGGCCGACTGTTTACGCCTTTGGCGCGAGAAGAAGCGGGGCGAATGGCTTTAGAGGCGGATTGCGACTATTTGTACATGATCGACGACGACATGATTTGTCCAGACGATATGTTCCAGCGTCTTTACGCGCATAACGTGGATATCGTCGCTCCATTGGCGTTTAGCCGCAATCCTCCGCATAAACCCGTGATTTACGAATCTATTGAGATTGACGATCCTGTGCGGAAAATGAAAAAGCCGGTCAACCGATGGGCGAACTATTACCGCGACTGTTTAAACGAATGTGACGCGGTGGGGTTTGGCGCGGTTTTGATCAAGACCGATGTTTTGCGTGCGATTCCTGAACCACGGTTTATGTCAAGCGAAGGCACTGGCGAAGATTTGCTCTTTTGTTACAAGGCCAAAAAAGCGGGGTTCCGTGTGTTTATGGATACCGCTTGCAAGATTGGACACCTCAGTAACCCCAGCATTATCACGGAATCTTATGTCGATCAGTTCCGTGCGATTCACAAAGAACCAAGTGCTGACGGCGGCAAAAACTCTTACAAGAAGTACAGACTCCCCAAAGGGGAAGCGGTATTGGTGAACGGATGAATCCTTTAGTGTCGATCATTATCCCGTCATGGAACAACATGGACTATCTCGCTCCGTGCGTGAATTCGATTGTGAGGACCGGTGCTTTAAATGGGTTGGCTGAACTCATTATCGTCAATAACGGTGATTATCCTCTGACTCCTATCTTTGCAGGGTATCCCAGCACGAAAGTGATTGAAACAGGGGAAAACCTTGGATGGGAAAAGGGGCTGGCTCGAGGACTTAAAGAGTCTAACGCGCCTTACGTTTGTTTTCAAAATGATGACACGAACATTCCACCCGCTTGCGCTGATTTTTACTCCAAGATGCTGTATCCATTCCGCGATCCGAAAGTGGCGGCAGTAGGTCCATCTACAACGACAGCGGCGGGCTGGCATTCGATGTTCATGGACTCGCCCACCATTCAAATTAAGCCTGTCAGTTACTTGATTTTCTTTACCGTGATGCTTGAACGAAAAGCACTCGAAGAAGCGGGAGGGGTCGATATTACGGCTCCCGGTGGCGACGATCTGGACCTATCCATTCGGCTACGAAAGATGGGACGGACGCTTGTGGTTAACCCGGCTGCATTTTTGATTCATCACGGGTTTAAAAGCGGAACTCGTCTGCGCGGCGACCATACGAAACATGATGGCTGGAACTCTCTTGAAATGAGAGACAAGACGAATCAATGGCTGATTCAAAAACACGGATTTAAAACCGTTTTGTTTACGCAACAAGGGTACGTGGAACAAACGGTTAATGGTCAGACTTCTGATTCGGAGGGGAATAAGATCCGGTCTTTGATCACAGAAGGCAAAACGGTTCTTGAACTCGGTTGCGGCGGTCAAAAGACCGTCCCAAGTGCCATCGGCGTTGATCGTGTTCCGCACGGTGCGATTATTCCGCATGTGGGTGTTCCAAGTGTTGCCGATATTGTGGCCGATGTGGATAAACCCCTCAATGAAACTCTAAAAGAAAAGTTTGACGTTGTGATTGCTCGCCACATTCTTGAACATTGTGTGGATACGGTTGGAACGCTTAAAGAGTGGTCGTCGCTTTTAAAAGACGGCGGTCAACTCATTATCGCGGTTCCAAATGAAGAGATCTGCAAAAGCATTCCGATGAACCCTGAACACGTTCACGCTTTTACTCCCACATCCTTGTCGTCTATCGCCGAAGCGTGCGGTCTTGTCGTCGATCAGGTAGTGGATTCTGAAAACAATGTGTCGTTTATCGGATCGTTTCGCAAACCAAGTCGAAATGGAAAAACCGTATCGGAATCAATGGAGGCGTGTCTTGCTTAAAGTAGCGAACTACTACGAGGTTTTGCACAGAAACGATGGGAATCCTCTTTACGTTACGGCCTGCTTGAAACGTTTCCAAGATCAAGGTCTTCTTAAATTTGAACGATTGGCTCCGCGTGGCGACTACTCGCCATATGGTCCATTTGATCTGAACTTCTGGATTGATTGGGGCGAAGACGCTCTTAAAGGGGTACTTCCGTATGAGCCGAAATACCCGGATCATCCTTGGGCTTATTGGGCCAGCGACACGCATTTGGGATACGACTATCGACTGTCAGTTGCCAAAAAAGCGGACTTTGTTTTCTGCGCTCAGAAACGAGCGGTGGAAGAGTTTAAGCGCGATGGGGTAGAAGCAACGTGGTTGCCTCATGCGGTGGAACCATTGGCTTATCCTCGTCAGCGGATTGTCAGCAAAAAGTACGACATCGGATTTGTCGGCCATGTTAACAACGAAAAACGAATTGATGCTTTAGATCGGATGTTTCGTGAATTCCCTAACTTCTATTACGGGCAACGGCTCTTTGAAGAAGCGGCTCGCAAATATGGGGAATCGAAGATCGTTTTCAACATCAGCCATGTTGATGACATCAACATGCGGACCTTTGAAGCGATGGCAACGGGAACCATGCTTTTAACCGAATGGGTTCCGACGATTGAAGAACTCTTTGAAGACCGTAAACATTTGGTGTTGTACCGGAGTTTAGACGAGGCGGTTGATTTGGCGAAGTATTACCTCACGCACGACTCTGAGAGAGAAAAGATCGCCAATGAAGGATGCAATCACGTTTTGGCTCATCACACCATTGAACATCGGGTGAGGGCCATGTTGGATAAATCCGTTCCACATTGGAACGTTAAACAGGAGACCCCAAGTGTTGCAAGTATTTAGGATCGTTACCGCTGGACGAGTAGACAAGATGATTGCTTTTGATGAGCTTCCCAAACGGCTACTCGCAGGAATCCGTAAGCGTGACGAAAGCGCAACGCGAGGTCTTCGAGAGTTTTTGAAATCGAACAAGTGTCTCGATAAACGCATTACTCAATGGAAAAACCCGGAAACCGGTCAGATTGAAATGATCGAGTCTTTCTATCCGTTCACCTATCAGCTTGAGCCTAAAACGATCAATGCGGATGGCGAAAAGTGGCAGGAAATCGAAAGTTATGTTCGACGGGTGGTTGATCCCAATGTACGACTTATGGACCGGATTGAAAACATGGCGATTGATATGGCCGTGGATTCCTACAGCGAAATGAACTTGGAGCCTGAAAACATCCCGGTCATTCCGATTCGACCTGAAATTGTGTCGCCTAAATCGGTTCCGGTTTATGAAGCACCGATTGTTGAAAAAGCAGAAAAAGAAGCGGAAAAGGTTGTCGTTGAAGAAATTAAAAAGAAACGTGGTCGGCCACGGAAGATTTTGGAGGTAGCAGGAAATGCTCAATAACTATAAAGACTTGTTTGGACGGGCTACCGTGAATAACGGAGCCGCAACTGCCACTGTCATTGCAGCCCCCGGTGCTGGAAAAGCGATCAGGGTTATTGCGGGAGTTGTGAATGTAACAGCGGCGGCGACGGGTGGCGGTGGGACCATTGAAATTCGGGATGGTTCAACCGCCATTCTGACGTTTGATGCCAATGCAGTGAACTCGTATCCGTTTGCGTTTGATTACAGCAACGGGTATCCGCTCACGGCGAATACGGCCTTAAACATTGCCACAACGGGCGCGGTAACGACTCAAGCGACGGCCAATATCGCCGTGGTTGCGTATCAGGTCGGGTAATGGATTTCCTGACCCTACAAAAAGAAGTGGGCGCGAGGATGGGGCTCGATTACACGAACTCTACCTATAGCGTCTTGATTAAACGCTGGATCAATACAGCGCAGCAGTTTGTTTTCTCGTCGTTTAACTGGCCTTTCTTACGTGGATCGACACCGCTGATTCTCCAAACCGTTCCTGATTACACTACAGGGACGGCGACGGTGGCAGCAGGTGGAACGACCGTTACATTTAGCGGAACGATTACCGATTCCAAAACAAACCAGTACATTCAGTTCGCATCGTCAAACGATTGGTATCGAATCACAGCGCATACGGCCGGCACTTCATCGGCCACGATCAGTCCCGCAGCGATCAGTGCCAATACAGCGGCCACGTACACGATCCGAAAGTTCTATTACTCGACATCGTCGGATGTGGATCGTGTAATCCAGATCAAGCAAAGCATTACTCCGTATCAGCTTACCGAGGTGGGGAAAGAGTATTTTGAGCAGATTGAACCGGATCAGCAGTCTACGGGAACGCCGTATCTCTATCGCATGGCTGGGTTTGATTCAAGCGGATACCCGCAATTCCAGTTATGGCCGACACCGGATGCGGTAATCAATCTTTATGTGGATTATCTAAGAACGGCCACAGATCTTTCGTCGGATTCTGACGTATCGGTTATTCCAGCGAAATGGCATACATCGGTTCTCACTCAGGGTGCTTTAGCCCAAGGGTATGAATGGGACGCGGATGCTCGATATAAAGACGCTCAAAATACGTTTTTAGACGGTATTGAACGAATGAAAGAAGAGTATGCCCCCTCTTTGGGCCGACATCGCGTTATGAGAGCGATTGACGAGCAACCGTCTTACGTCGGCCCTATTCCATTCCCTGACAGGTATCCCGCGTTATGGCCTCGTTAACGAACGTTATTGAGCTAAACGATTTTTCGGGAGGACTGAACGTGTCCGATCCTGAATACTTGTTGCCTCTCAACAGTTCGCCCGATTGCCAGAACATTACATTGCTTCCGAAAGGGTGGCGAAAACGGTACGGAGATTCAGCGTTTAACTCGTCTGCAATGGTCAGCGGATCAACCGCGATTACAGGACTTGGGTATTTCAAGCTGAATGGAAGTAACGATTACTTAAACGCGGTGGCTGGAACCAAGTTCTTTACGTCAGTCAGTTTAAGCGGAACGATGGCTGATGCAACGGGGGCCGTATCCATTACATCGGGCACAACAAATATCTGGACTCCCGTGAACTTTGGAGCGTTACAAGTGTGGTTTGGTGGGGCTCCTGACGCTCCGTTTAAGTATTCGGGCACAGGGAATGCGGCGGCTCTGGGTGGATCGCCACCGTCAGCGGCTACTGGGTTTCAAGCCAACAATCGTCTGTTTGGTATTTCTACGTCAGCGAATCCAAGCCGTATTTATTGGAGTGTCCTCGGGAACGCGGAAGATTGGACTGGAACCGGATCAGGAAACGCTGATGTTTCAACCAATGATGGGGAATCATTGCAGCTTGGGATCCCCGTTAACACGGACACGGCCATTTTGTTTAAAAACTCAAGCACTCATGTCATGAACTTAACACGGTCGCCGTTTCCAGTCTATCAGCTTCAAAAAGGAACTGGCGTTTGCGGTCGATATGGCGCGGTAAATGTGGATGGAACAATTTACTTTGTAACTCCAAGCCGTCGGATGAAAGCGACCAGTAACGGAGTCACATTCCAAGACTTTCCAGATTCGATTGATCCCATTTGGGATCGAATCAATACGACGAGAATTTCTTACATCTATGGCATTTACCATCAAAGAGAAGATCAGATTCATTGGTATGTCAGCTTAGACAGTGCCCAAACCAACAACTACTGCATCATCTGGGATTTGAAGCGTAAATGTTGGCTTGTCAATTCGACCGGTTACAAATGCAATGTGGCCTGTCTAGCGGAAAATCGACGGTTATTCGCAGGGCATTATGACGGAAAGGTTTACGAAAAGGATCTTTCCACAACGTACAACGATGCGTCTGAATCAGGAGCCGCAATCAGTGCATATTGGCGAACTCCCTACCAAGGTTTAGAAGGTCTGGATTCAACAATCCATCCGCTTTACGTGAACTTCTCAGCCGCCGCCGTAAATAATTCGACGCTTACGATTTCTTACGGTTTCGATTATCAGAGCACGTCAAATTCGGAAACGTTTGATTTACAGACGACCTCGTCTTTGTGGGATCAAGATACGTGGGACGGCACTTTGATCTGGGCTTTTGCAACGGGATCAATCCTTATCGACAGGAAGAACGTAACAGGGCGCGGCAATTTATTCAGCGTTAAGTTTGAAAACAGCACAACGTCACAAGATTTGACATTTCAAGGGGCCAGCGTTCGTTTACGACCGACTAAGGCGCGTAAACAAATGGTGGTTGGCTAGGGAGGCATTATGGCGGTTTCTTACACAGTACCAAACACTTTTTCAGCATTGACCGTTGCGGAATCGGCAAAGGTGAACGCGAATGAACAATACACAAAAGCTGTTTTTGACGGATTGGAAGCGACAACGAAAACGCTGGCGAAACTCAAAATGGATGCCAACCCAGCGGCGGCAATGGAAGTGGCCGTTAAACAGTACGTTGATTATTACGCCACGTACCGAAGACCCAATCTTGTTTGGGTTTCAAACTCAACTGTCACGATTGAAACAGGAATCAATGCAACGTCAGGACAAGCACGCATCTTGTTCCCCGACGGCAATTTAAGAACGGATTCGACAGCGAGCCATATCACGTTCGATATCACTCGAAATGCGGTTCTTTCTGGTACAGCGCAGTCTGGATTACGAACATCATTATCAGAAGCCTCAAATACCATCTATGCGATTTATGCGGTTAAAGTGAGCGATTCTACGACTGACTTTGTGTTGGTTGGTGATACGGTAGCCCCAAGCATTTCTAATTATTCAACTATCGTTTCTAATTTTGGGGCGAATAATTGGGTTTTCCTCGGGTACATCATGAATGGGTCTGTCGCAACGCAAACAACGGATATCTGCAAATTTACACAAGCCGGACCGCTTATGATGATTCGAAATATTCTTGCCACGGCAAACGTGCCCGGATCTTCACGCGATAAGTTTGGCGTTCGTATGGCTAACACTGCGTCTGCAACATCTCTGACTTCATCGCCTACACAAGGGATTGTTGTTGGAACCAATTACCCTGAAACAGCAAGCATGTTGTATTGGACTGCGGTTTTTGAATCTGCAAAGACGCAAGTCTATGCAGGGGATTCACTTGTTTCTTCCAGTGCTGGAACTGTTGTTTTAACAATGGCCTCAATTGGAGGCATTGAAATTACAGGGTCTTATTGGCTTCCGTCTAGTTCTGGGGCTGGGATTGGCACGGCTGGCGGTTCTGCGGGCGCAGCTTCATTGATCGTGGCGGGTTGGTATGACGGGGCATTGGGTGTCGGTTCAAATCCGCTTTATTAGGAGATTTCTATGCGTTATTTCGTAGTTTCAAAAGATGGGAAAGTGCTCGATAAGAGAGCGTTTTCTGGCGACGATGCAAAGATCACTGCAATGGTCGCGGAGTTTATTGACACTCATCCAGAATTGAACGTTTTGGAAGTAGATGAGGGCGCGTTTGACGCGACTGTTTTGGAAAGGGAACTGACAAAAGAACAGAAAGACTGGGCGGCTTTTAAAGCGACATCTCCTACGGCACAACAGGCGATTGTCTATTTGGCGAAATACTTGGGACTGGAATGAACGATAACCTTTCAGATGTTGTTCGGCCTGTTTTGAATATGCCTCAGATCAATGGGGATATCACGCTGGCAAGCCCGACAACAGAAACAACGGTGGGCGCAGCTGGTGGTGCGTCAGCCTTACCAGCAACGCCGCTGGGGTACATCATCATTAATTTAGGGGGAACGGGGTCTGTAAAGATTCCGTATTACACCGCTTGAATGAAGAGATCCATGTCATCAAAGAGTTACAGCCTAGCCTTACGCCGCAGGTTGAGGCGGCTGTCAGAGATTTCATGCGCGAAAGCGACCTTAACGGAGTCAATGAAGAAGGATTTTACTATCAGACCCTCGAAAGCATTGCGGCTGCTACCTATCTTGGTGGAGGTGGTGAATTCTGGGTTGCTACCAAAGATGGCGAACTTCTTATCTACATACTCGCCAGCGTGGGTAAGGATTTTGATAACCGTCTTACCTATCACGTTAATCAAGCGTGGGTGCGAAAAGATTATCGCGGTAGGCCCATTGTTAAGGCTTGGTGGGAAGCTATTCGGGAGAGGGCGCGCAGTCTGATGTGTGGTCATTTGGCGATTACATCGAGTCGTGGAGTTAAAGCGTATGAACGTTTTCTGGGTCATGGAATGAAGTATTACGCATCTATTTTGAAAGAGAGTTTGTAGGGAGGATTTATGGGTAAGAAAGCTGGTGGTATTGCAAAAAGGGCTGGGATTGCAACTTTAACGGGGGGTCTTTCAGAATTTGCTCAAAAGAATCCGTATGGGGTTCCAATGCCAAACAATCCAATTCGGAAAGCTCTTGGTCTTTCGGATGATCAGAAAACGACATTAGATGGTGAGTTTTCGATTTCGCCAGAAGAACTCAATGCAAGTACGGGGGCCATTTTAAACGAAGGAAAGACTCAATCGGAAATGCGTGGGAAACGCCGTCAAGAACTGGCTGATCTTCTCTACAAATCTCAAGATCGAATATTCCGAGACAACTATCCACAAATTGCCGAAGACGCAAACTCCAAAGGTCTTTACACTGGAACAGGGTTTTCAGAGGCGTTAGCACGTGAGAAATCTCGTCTTGCGGCTGACACAACGGATGCTCTCAGTCAGCAAGCATTGGGAGATTTGGATGCAGAACTTGGATTTAGAAACAACGCATTAAGCCGACGATTCTCACTTGAAGATTTTATCCGTTCTGCCAATGTTGCCAAGAACGCAGGATTAGCGTTACAGCCAAAATCAGATGGCAAGGCAGGGACAGGGGCTATTCTTCAAGGTGTTGGTGCTCTTGGAAAAGGCGTTCCCGGCTTTATGAGTCTTTTTGCATCTGCTGCTGGCAAGAACAAATCGGAGAACTCCAATGGCTGATTTCGATTTCAAAGAGAAGTTTCCCATATCCGATTACATCAACGGAATCATCAAAAAGCGACAGATTGAAGAAAAAGCGCGTCAGAATGGTCGTCAAGCGATCATTCAGGGGTTGTCGTCTATCAGCGATGTGGCGAATCAATATGCAGAACGTAAAGCACAAAACGAATCTGATTTGGCAAGAGCGGCTATTTTAGCCAAGACGAATCCTGAACTGATGGGATCGTTTGACAAACAGATTGGCACAAGAACTGATGAACAACCGTTGCCAACAGGCGTTCAAGGCCCGCTTCCTGAACCTACTCAAAAACCGATTAAGTTGTCCGATACCATGTCCGGTCGCCAACAAGTGATTCAGTCGATGGCTAATGCGCTACGAGGGGTTTCTGGGGATACGTTCTTAAAAGAATTGTCTCCTGATTACATCATCAATTCAGTGACTCCCTATAACGTTGCAACGGGAGAACGAGGGGAAACGATTACTCAAAAAGTGCCCAAAGGATCGAAGACGACGATGATTCCTTTTGGATCTCGGCCCAATATGCCAACCGCAAGTTTGCGCGAATCTCAGTATGTAGATGAAGACGGAACGCCATTAACATTTGTTCCATCTACAGGGCAGCGTATTCGACCTGATGGAACAGTAGCGAAGAAGCCAGTTCTAAGAAAAGGTGATGAGTCTTCCGTTCAAGATGCAACTCTCATTGCAAATCAATTGCCACAAGTAGACGTTCTGTTTGACGCTTACAAGAACAAAAACAAGTTGGGTAAATCAGCGCAAGCGACCCCTCTAGGTTACGTTCTTGATCCAGCAACAAAACAAGCTGAAAACAGTCTTAAATTGGCGGCATTTACATTCGGCGGAAAAAATCTTACCGGACAAGAAAAGGAAGTTGTTTTTGGCGCATTATTTCCAAATCCGTTTGACAACGATGCTGCCAGAGAAAAGAAACGCACTTTGCTTAAGAACTTCTTTACAGGAAAGATTGATCTACTTGAAGCAGCGAATCAGCTTGGGCCATCTGCAAAGCCATTGCGTGACTTGCTGATACGAATTCAGAAACAATCAGACAGTTCTCGTGGTATTTCCACCGGCGGTTTAACCCCTCAAGAAGCTGCTGAATTAGCGCAACTTGAAAGAAAACATGGGGGGAGAAAATGACAGAACAAGAAGAACTTGAACGTTTACGTTACCTTCAATTAAAAGCGAAGGCGGCCCAGTATCAGGCTCCAATTCAAAACGATGCGACTGAACCCTCTACTCCTTCCGAAAACGGTATTCAAAGGTTTCTTCCAATGGCGGGTGCGATAGCTGGTGGAACGATTGCAGGTCCCGCTGGCCTAGTTCCGGGGGTTGGTACAGCCATTCGTTCGGGGTCAGCAGGGCTTGGAGCTGGGTTCGGCGAAGCCATGAATCAGTTGATTTCAAGAGCGCGTGGACAAGAAGCTCCTGATACATCGGCAGAAGCCGCGAAAAGAATTGCGACTCAGGCTGGGACAGCAGCGGCGGCAGAAGCGGTTGTTCCAGCAGCGGTTCGTGGAGCTAAAAAAGCGTTTGAAGTTTCTAAGCCATTGGCAAGTGTTGCAGGGAAAGGATTAGCCAAAGTCGGGGAACTTATTAGTGGTGTTCCAGAAAGAGCGTTCCGACGATTGGCGAATGATCCGGGGGCATTGTTCATTCCGAAGACTTTAAAATCGGCTGGGAATGAATTTAATGAAGCATTAGCAAAAGAGGGGATTGATATTACGCCAAGCATTGCGGAAGTTAATGATCCGCAATTAGCGACTGCCAGAAGAATTGCTAAAACTTTTATGGACAAGGTTCGCAATGGAGTCAAAAGCCCTGTACCCATACAGCGAATAAAAGCAACAGAACAAGTTGCACAGCCAAAATCTTTTATGGATATGGTTGAAGTCAATCCAAAGAATGTTGATCCACTTGTTAGCTCAAAACAGACAATTTCTTTAAAAGGTGCTGAAAAACTTCCACCAAAGATTGATGTCGTTGACGAATATCCAACGCTTCCTTTTCAGCCGAATGCTGGCGACATTCTAAAAGCGAAACGGGCAACAGATCGACTTATTGCTGGAACGTCATGGAAAGACAAAGTAGGTCTTAGAAATCTTTTCAATCAAAGAACTCAGCAAAATGAAATGTTTGAGAACGCTTCTGGGAAAGGTGCGGAAGCCTCTAAGAAATATGCTCGATCTGCTTTAGCGGCTCAATTTAGAAAATTACTGCCTGAAACGCAGACTGGAAAGCTCTCATTTGTGAAAAGTGTTGCCCTTCCTTTCATGGCACGTTCGGTCCTTGGAAACGTTGTTAGCGCACCCATTACATCAGGGCTTGTGACATCGTTAGGCTCATACGGTGTTCGTGGTGCAAAAGCAGCACTTGAAAATGAGATTGCAATGAGAGCAATCTTGAATGCTATTGGTGGAAGGATTTCAAAAGAGAATGGATAGCCAGAAATATAACCCCAAAGCGAAGATAGCTGACATGACAATGATTGCCAATACATTCTCATTGTCATCTTCTGTCATCAGGGCGATTATGCTGACTATCCCAAAAATAGTCATGTATGCCATAGGTTTTTATAGATCCTTTCCTTTCATGAGCGCAGTCAGACTGTTTTGCATGTATATGAAAAAGACCCATAAAGCGACTGCGAGTAGAGGGTCTTTTTTCACAAATATGACCCATGAAAACAAGGCTACGTTGAAGACTACGTGGATGAATGCTTTCATTTTATTCCTCAATACTTGTAATCGTTATTCGGATTTGAATCGAGAGTTCTTCCCGAGTTTGGCGTATACCAGTCTGATCCATACGTCTTTCCGCTTCGTTGGTAGCCTGTGTTCATTTTTGGCTGACTTGGTTCGTAATCGTAGTTATCCCATCGGTTCGCATTTGGTTTGGATCGGTAATATGGTTCAACAACCGTTCCATCTCTTTTCGTGTATCCATCCACGCGAACATCGCCATAGCTTCTTCGATTACGTTCCGCAAATGATGGAACTGAAACAAGGGCCAGAAGTACGAGAGTCAGTAGTTTTTTCACATGCTCCCCCTATATCGGATTATTTTCTTTCTTGTACCCCTTTTTTGCGTAATCCACAAGACCCAATTTACGGGGGGGCCTATTTGTGAAAACTGTGACAGATGCTCAAACGCTTCTTTTGTTGCGTCAAATCAATATGAATTTGCTCAAGCTCATCAATTTGCTGGAGAAGATGGATCGGCAGGGGATGAAGGTTAGAACGCAGGAGTCGCACGCATGAACAATTACAACAGTTGGTTTAACTACGCGCAGGGCAATTTCATTCAACGGGTTGCTTATGACGCAAACTCGAATGCTGAATACATTGGCTGGGCGGCTCCCGGTACTGCGACTTCTGACAGTAAATGGCGCATCATCAAAAACACGTATGACGTTTCTAATCGGTTTACGGGGAGTGGATTTCCTTCTGGATCTCCAGCTTTTACTTACGTTTGGGATAGTCGGGCCGGGTACACATTCCTATGAACAACACTTTTTCGACAGCAGTTGCGGCAGTCTTTACGCTTGTATCGGTTTCGGGTTGGGTAGCGGCAGAACAAACCAAGACCGTTTACAACCCTTTTAGCGGGAAACCGGACTACATCACAAAGATTGACGCTAACACGATTGTGGCTGGATCTGGCGTTTCGGTTAACTGTACGAACGGGGCCTGTACGATTGACGCAACGGGTGGTGGAGGTGGATCATCGTCTTTAGAAGTGGTGGACGGTGTTCGTATTTCCAGCCCAACGGGAACTATCTCATTTGACAGCAGTCAGTTTTCAGGCACTTTTATTGCGCCTTCTACGGCTTCTATTGCTCTAAACTCATCCAGCGTTACGTTGCAGGGAAACGCATTTAATGGGAACAATCAGCTTGTTCAATTAAACACATCTGGCGTTCCTCCGTCTGGCTGGACGAATTATCTCAACTACCCCGCAACCGGAACATGGGTTGCAGGGCAAGGAATTACTGCCTCAACAATTACCGCCGATACTGTCTCAGCATCTACATTTACCGCAAGCACCAATATAACCGTCGATGGCGGCAACAATATTGTCATGAATTACGGCAGTTTCCCTGTTGGAACGCGAAGCCAAATCTTATGGAAAAACTTCGGATCAACGAATGGTGGTATTGGTTTTAGCGATTCGCTTCCAGCCGGTTTTCGGATCTATGACAGCAACAACAACTATATCGTCAATATCTTTTCAAACGATTCAACAGGGATCTCGCCAAGAAAGGGGTTATCGCTTCCGGGCCAGAATCAAATACGTTTCTATGACAATGACAGTTCAAACTACATCAGTCTTAGATCGACCGGTTCTCTTGCATCGGATTACAACTATTTCTTACCAGAAACATACGGAACTGGCGGGATGTTTTTGCAGACTGATGGAACTGGGAATTTAGTTTGGGCAACGCCGTCGGGCGGCAGCGGTGGCGGGTCTTTGGCCGTTACAACGGGATCTTTGACCGGATATGTCGGACCCCCTGTTTCTTCACCGACCGCCGTTATCAACTTTGACAGTACCCGGTTTTCCAATACGTTGACTGACAGCGCAACCAACTTCGTTACGCTTCTTTCTTCGCAAGTCTTTACCAATCTACAAGCCTCGACAATGACCGTCTTAAATAATGCGTTTGTGACGGGCAATACTTATGTTGGCGCAAAACAAGTGCCAGTAGAATATCCGTCCGACACTTATTTCAGCAGAGTCGAAGAAACGGTCCTCTACAACACGAATAACAGTGGATTCTCGAAAGGGGCCGCTGGAACGCTACAAACGATCACCGATGATGTCATTCGATCTACAGCGGCAATCCTTCTCACCAGTGATGGTATCGGATCCGCCGTCGTTGCCCGAAAGCTATCTATCAGCCCTACCATCGACTTCACGGGTCGGCAAGTGGTCCTGTATGTAAAGACCACGAATTACGCCAACATGACAGAAGGGCTTTTGTACCTTTCGAGCGATAACTTGTCGGCCAATTTCTTTGTGTTTGATTGGGCGGCGGCAACCAGTGGGCAGACCTACAAATACGTGACGGAAGGCGATTGGGTCAGGATTACGCTCAATTTCGGGATGGCAACAAGAACAGGGAGTCCCGACCGTTCGGCAATCAACTCGATTCAGCTACGCATCAAAGACAACGCATCTGGAACCACAAGCGTTAAGTGGAACGGTATCGCAACGATCCCCGAACCTCAGCGCGGGGTCGTAAGTCTTACCTTCGACGATTCCTATTCATCGCAGAACTCGACGGCAGCCGCCATTATGGATCAGTTCGGGTTTAGAGGGACTGCCTACACGATCCCAAACAACATCGGGCTATCCAGTACTTATCTATCAACCACGACTCTCAGGAACTTGAGAGATGCTCATGGCTGGGAAATTGCATTGCACGATGAAACCGATTACACCACGTACTCGACAACCACTCTAAAAGATGTGATCGCGGCGGCCAAAACCTATATGGTGTCGGAAGGGTTTACGACGGGATTAGATGGAATTGCCTATCCCAACGGTGCATTTAACGGGAACATGATCCGCATTGCTCGGCAGTATTTCAACTATGGTCGAACGATCATCACGGGTCCGTCGGCAACGACACCGTATTTTGAAACGATCCCTCCTGCCGAACCAATGAAACTCCGGGCGATTGTGGTATCGAGCACAACCAGCAATCAGACGCTCTACAACTATGCGAGCCGAGCGGCCACAAATAAAGAGTGGCTGATTTTAGATTTCCACAACTTAACCCATGCCCCATCAACTTCGATTGACGTTGATACAGGGACATTCACCACGTTCATATCGACCTTGGCCGCATTAAATGTCGATGTGCTTCCAGTAGGCGAAGTGATGCGTCAGATCCCTGCGGTAACTCGCATTTCGTCGGCGACGTTCAATGTTGCCAACCTTGCGGGGCCTCAGCCGTCCTTTGCCGCATACGGTTTAAGTGTTGGCAGTATCACGATCCGAAACGTAGCTTCGGGGACTCAGTGCTTACAAGCCGATGCATCAGGCAACGTGACCGGAACGGGTTCGGCCTGTAGCGTAGGCGGGGGCGGCGGTTCAAGTACGCTTGAAGTCACGGTCGGTCCCCGCATTTCAAGCCCTACTGCGACTATCGCGTTCAATTTCAATCAGTTCACAGGCACACTGGCTGGCAGCGCGACTTCACAGATTGATCTCAATTCATCGAGCGTAACACTTCAAGGGAATTCAATACGGTTTACGGATTTATCGACACGGCTTGATAACGTGGCGGTAGCGACCAATACGCTCGCAGTATCGGTTCTTGGCGTATCGTGGGATGGCGGCGGATCGGCTTTAACCACAGGAACGACTTACTGGATGCAAATACCGTCCTCTGGAACGATCACCGAATTTACGATATCCGGTCTTCCGTCTGGATCAGTAACGGTAAATGTGTCCAGTTCGGCGGCTTTTAATACAGGACCGGGGTCTATATGCGCCGCAGCTTGTCCGTCCTTATCAGCCAGTACCTTTAGGCGAGACATTACGCTGACAGGCTGGACCACAAGTCTTGCCAAAGACGGATGGTTGTATTTCGTTGTGAACTCCGCATCAACCATACAGCAACTCTTGGTAAAGCTGGGGTACACAAAACAATGAAAAAGATCATTGGTCTTTTACTGCTTTGCAGCACAGCGGCTTTCGCGGCTATTTCTTACAACGCGCTTTGGGAAGTAAGAGCGGATGCGACGGCCATCAACGTAAACGGTGGCGGGTTTTCGCCTGACTTTGTAGGCGGTGGGTTTGTGTCGGATCTGACCACAGATGCCAATACCGCCAATACCGCATCGCCTGTGTTGCAATCGGCAACATTCAATTTCACCAGTACAGATCTTGGGAACTGGGTTTATATCTCGTCAGGGACCAGCTTTTATCCCCGATGCTTTTATCAGATCACATCGGTTGCATCAAACAAGGCAACCGTCAACGCGACTGCTGGACAGGCTATGT